TGTAGAAGTTGAAAAAGATTGTGTCAATACGGGCAAACTTGCAGTAAAAGTTCCTTCGGTATATTTCCAAGCATTTGCCAAACCATCGTACCCGCTTTGCCCACTCGTTAAAGTTCCATTTGATAAAATCCACGGGCTTGTACTAAAAGCATTGGATTGCTCGAACAAATTCCACGGCACAACCTCCACCAACCCCGCACTATTTATTCGGGTTCCGTTGGAACTGCGCGTAAAACTTAAATCACCCGCACCCGTTGTAGGTACTTCACTATATACTATGTCCTCTTTATACCCGCTTGGTATTAAAACTAGGGAGGCACTATTTAATAAATCGCTCATTTTATAAGTTGTTTAATTTGTTCAACAAACAGCTCACGCCTTCGTAATATCCGCCGTCAGTTGTAATGCGAGCTTTATACAAAAGCACAATAGGCCAACCTTGCCCTAAATATTGTGCGCGTCGTATGCCAATGCCTAATGCGCTTATACCTATCATTTTAATATGCTATTACTGCGCCTGAGTCAATAATAAAACCAACAATTTTAAAGCCTTTGCCTGCTGGCAAGTACGCGCCCATTTGGAAAGTAATTCCAGACATACCTCTTGCCGATAGTACGTTGGTTCCGCTGGCTGCGTTGTCGCCTTGCACTGTGAAACTAGAAAATACTGTATCTGATTGAACGCTTAGAGCGTCGTAACTAACGCCCGTAACTGTTGCCGCCGCGTGATATTTAAAACCGTCGTAGCCGCTTACTATGTCTATTGATGCTTCTGCCATGTGGTAAAATTACAAAAGGCCCCACTGTGGCGCGTTAACAAATTACACGCTCCCAATAATATACCACTGCACGCCGTTGCTTATAATTGTTTTGCTTTGGTATAGCGAGTTCATTGTAGTTGTAGTAGCCGCGTTTATATTATACGACCCGCCGCTTATAGTTACGACGTGAGCCGTTGCCGTTTTTATAAAATAGTATTTTTTGCCTTTGCTTTCGGTTGCGTTTGGCAAGTTTACAGTTACGTTGCCGTCCGTGGTATTACAAATAATAAGTTCGTAGCCGTTCGTTATTGTGTGCGTTCCGTTTGTATAAGTTACAGATGCGTTATGCTCTTGCAAGTGCCACTGTACAACCTCGCTGCTATCGACGTACTCGAGCATAACCTCGTAACGAGTGTTAAGCGTGGGCTGAGTAGTTGGTGCGCCGTCGGCGTAGTTAACAAGGTCCTCGAGCACTTGCTGAGGCACATTGCTAAACTGCGAATTAAACGAGCTTATCGCAAATTCGTGGTAGTCGAGGCGGTCCTTAACAACTCGCTCGCCTGTGCGCGGGTTATAGTTGCCCGTGCCTCCGCTAGTTGCCTGCGTATAATCTGGGGCTAATCCTAACCACTCACCCGCCCAAGTTTCTGTACGCGGGTTATAAGTTCCGCCATTAAATAGCCAGCGCGTAGAATCGAACTGCAAAGTTTTAACAGCCGTTAAGGTTCCGTCGTCGTGCCAAGTGCCTTGTATTACTGGCACAAATTTATTATACATTCCACCAATGCGCCGCCCCTGTATAGTTCCTAAGTCATCGTGGACCGTAGAAGCATAGCCGCTATACCAATCTGTCGACAAAACCCATGCAGTACCGTTATAAACATAAATAGAACCATACCCATAAGCGCCTTCATCGTCGTAATACTTTGGCTTCCATTCAATTCGTTGGCTATTGTTGCTAGCTGCACCTGCCACCGAAATAGTATTTTTAGTAATACGCGAATAGTTTGGATTTTCAACGGTTCCAAATGGCTGAGCCACGGCAATAGAACCCCAAAAATTTATAATATTAAAGCTGCTAGAAGTCCAAGAGTTAGGCGCAATAAACGAGCCCTGCTCTGCTGTAATCTTCATGTCAACAAACATACGATTATAACCCGCTGGAGGCGGCGGCATTTGCTTATCAAATATGTAAGTATTCCAAGCATTGCGTGCGCCGCCTATTGTCATATATTCGTTAATGTATAACACGGGGCCCGTCGGCGTAAAGTAGTCGTTTAAATTTCCGCTATATTGTTTTATAGCACCGCCAGAGTTTTTAAAATAAATTTTATACTCGAAAGCATAACGCTGGTATCTTTTAACCGAGCCGCTAGTGATTGCTACATAGGAATTATCCATCCACTTAATAAGCATTCGGCAGCGTATAGCCTTAGCCGCGTCTATAATTTCGTCAACTATTGATAAATCAATGCTGTTATAATCTGGCTCTGTTCTAACTACCAGTATAGCATTATCGCGCTCTTCAATTACATCTACGGACCTAACAGGTGGCTGATAGGTTAGCGTTGGCTTTGCTTCCCATTTGGGGCGAGTTGCTGAGCCTCCCAGTAATACGGCATGAACTAGCGTTGTCGTGCTTTGGTAAGTTCCTGAAGTGTTATAATTACGCGTGCTAATAGAAGCCGCGTTGTAGTTGTCATCCGAAACTATCCAATAGGTCCCGCTTTCTAAGTGCATTCGTGAGCCGTATATTTCAAGTATTTGGTTAATAGCTTGCTTACAATTTGCTAGGTCTATATTAGTAGTAGAGGCGTAGCCCGTGCCGTCGGTGTCAATAAAAGTAATATCCCCAAAAGCATCGAAATTATTGTAAAAAGAAAGTATATTTAATTTGGTATTTGCTAATCCCTTGTTACTGGCTTGCGCGGTGTCGTACATTGTTACCCCGTCTTTTAAGTAAATTGAGGCTCCAAAGTTGGTCCAGTAATCGTCTAGTCCTGCATACTCCAAGCCTTTGCGTATAATATCTAAGGCAATCGCTTCGCCATCTGTAAACCAAGCAGGGTCAATATTGAAGCCATCAATTAAATTTAAAGCATCCACCGCCACTAAATCAAAAATCATAGCGCCGTCGACTGACTCGCGTAGGTAGTTAGCTTGGTCTGCAATAACTCGGCCCACATAAAATAAATCTGAGCCACGATAAACAACAATAGCGTATTTATTCTCTTGGTTATTTCCTATTTCAATAAAGGCGTTTTTTACCGTGTTAGTCGGTATTTCCCAAGTAGTTGAAATTCTAGAAGGGCGCGTAAAATTTTCGTAATATGTAGAGCCCTCTCCTTGTCTGTCAATTTCAAACCCATTGCCAGATAAAATTAATTCAACGGCTGAGCTTAACTCTTCTAGTTTTGTACTTAAACAGTCTGCCCCCTCTTGGTATCCACCCGCAGCAGTTACTCGGGCTGCATAGCCAGCAGTAATTAATTCGGGCGTCGTTCCACTCGGGCCGTCCCATAACTCGACTCTGTAAGTTATATTTTGTATGCTCTTAAAAGAGCCGTAGTAAATTCGTGCCATTATCCGCGCTTGCTATCTTTATTGTAACGCTCCAAAACTATTGCCAAATCTCTGCCCTGTATAGAAGTAGAAGCTACAAAGCCGCTGCTGCTATCTCCACTTTTTAACATTCCTTTTAATTTATCTAACGGCGCTATAACTTCTGGGTTATTCCGAGCGTTTGGATATTCCCCCATAAGTCCGAGCGTTGGACCGCTCACAATTCCACCCTCTGCAAATGCCGTAATATTTGGGCCCTCGCTTAACTGTGCTCTAAGTATAGCAGCACCCGCAACTAAAGCCACACCCGCCGCAGCCGCAGCTACTGGGTTTTGCAATATCAATTCCTTAAACGCCTTGGATGCTATGGCCGTAGTTATTAACGCCGCTCCAACTGATTGCATAAAGTTGGCGATTGCGCCCATCATACTTTTGCCAAAGTTTTTGCCAGCGTTTGCATCGCCTGCCGCAGTATCCGCAACGAACTGAGCAAAGGAGTTAGCCGCGTCAGTTTGCAAAGAGGCAAAAGAACTATTAACCGCATTCGTAGCGTTTTCCATTTTGCGCTCGTAATCCGACATTACTTTTACTTGGTCGTCGGTATTCTTTTTAAGCTCCTTAGTCATGTCGTCGGAAGCGTACGCTCCCTGAAACTTTGTAACCGTTGGAGCCTTTGGAGCGGCAAATTGCTCCATTGGTTTAAATCCTGCAATAAACTCCTGCTGCTGTGTATATAGTTTTTTAGTCTCTTCTAACGCCTTAGCCTCTTCTGCTAAGTCCTCTGCCCTATCTTTTTTGCGTTGGGCGTTGGCCGCTTTAGAAGCCGTAATTTTTATGTCTAGCCCTTTTAATGTTATGGCGTTTTCTAGCTCTTGCGTTTTTTGAGTTAACTCTAATTTTAATTCCGAATCGTCCCCTAATTGGTCGTGCAACTTTTTTAAGGCCTTAAGCCTTTTATTCATGTGCTCGAGTTCTATCTTCTCAATTTGTGCCGCAGTTTTACCCGCAAGCTCCGCCTCTTTTATTGCAATGTTCTTTTTATATTCTAACTGCCTTTCAACAAATTTTAACGCTCTATTATTAAACGCCTCTAACTCATCGGTATATTTTTTTTGTGCTTCCTCGGCAGCTTGGGCCGCTTCTGCATTACTTTGAAGTGCATTATAAACTAAAAGCAAGCCCGCAATAATAGCACCCGCTCCAGTAGCAACCAACGCGGCTGCATAAACTCTGGCTGCAATTGTAGCCTGACCTAAAACAAAAATTTGTAATTCAGTGGCCGCAGTACTTAAGCCTTTCATAAACATAGACTCTTGCTCTAAAGCCTTTTGAATTGCAGTAACCCCATTAACCAAAGCCATAGCGCCTTGAAGTTTAACCATGGTAGCTTGCAACTCTTTATTTTCACTGCCAAACAAAGCAGCTGCGCCTTGGACCGCACTAAAAGCTCCAGCAACTGCCTGCACTCCACCGAGCACAGCGTCTAGCCTTCGCGTGTCACTTGAAAAATACCCCACCTCAGCCCGCGCGTCGCCGATTGAATCCTTCATGCGGCCCGCCTGTTTAATTATTTCGTTAGCAACGTTGGCAAACTCTGGACCTAACGCCCGCGCTTCCATTGCTAATTGAGTTAACTGCCTTACGCTGCCCATTGTTGGGTTACGCGTAGCAATCGCAGCCAAACGCTCTTCCATCGACTTAGCCGACTTAGCAACCTCGGCACTCATTTTGCCGCTGCTGCTTTGAACTACTTGTATAGCTTTGTTAAAACCTTCGCGCAGTTTCTCAATGTCTGCACCGATTACAATATTTAAACTCTTAGCCATTACCTAGTAAAGTTAATTATATAGTCCTGAGAAATTTGGTATAAACCAGCAAAGGCTGCCGTGTCGTCGGCAGTTTGTAGCTCGCCATCAAATTCTATTGTTTGACATTTAATAGAGTTAAAGGTAGCAGGCAAAGTTACAACCTCAAACGCATTGCGAATAGCTGAAGCCACCGACTCCGCGCTTGCTAAAGTAACCCCGTAAGCATTGATTTGAACGCGTGCAAACTCTGTGCGGCTATGCCCTGACTTTGTAGGGTTAGGGATTTCGCTAACTAACTGGTAACTCACAGCGGGAAAACTGCTTTCCTGTGGTATTCTAACGGGATTTAATCGCGTAGATATTAGCGCAGTGAGCGCAGCGTTATTACTTAATATTGAGTAAACTATTTTATTTGCGCTCATGCTTTGGCGTCTGGGGTTAACTTATCAAAGACATGCGAATATAATCTTAAAGCGTCGTGTATTGATAGGTAATCGGACTGCTCCCAAGGAAATGTTAACAGACGTTTGGGCTCAATAGGTTTCTTTAAATGCGGAGCCATACCCGTAGCAACTGCCCAGCGGGTTATTTCCCAGTGGTTTCTGTACTGCTGCTGCTGAGCTTCGCGCATCCCATCCAATCTTAAACGCCAATAGCGAGGCGTAGAAAGTAAAAACTCCCTTTCGCTTAGCATCATTTCGCCGTAAGCTATGCGCTCAATCTTGCGCCAAGTTAGCGGTGCGCCTTCGCCCTTGGCATTTACTCCCCCGCCTCTTCGTCAGCAGGTGCAAAAAATTCTGTAATTGCAGCCGTGAATCCTTCCAACGCTGGGCTAATCTCTTGAAACTTTTTAATCGCCGCGCCTAGCTTTTGAACTGTCGGGTAAGGCGTTGGTTTATCCTGTGCCTCATAACCTTCTAAGATTCCATAAAACGCGCAGCTTAGCGCAAAATCCATAGACTTGGCTAAGTCCTTTTGCAGGTTTAAATCTGCAAAAGTTTCCATACCTGCAACCTCCATAATATTACGAAGGCTATTCATGTTAAATAAAAGGGGATGCTCAGCACCCCCTAGTTTAATTGTAGTGCTCATGGCACAAATATA